GGAATGGGAACCGAGCTGGACGACGACGGACATGGAACCTCCGGATACGAGAACGCCCCCCAGCCATAGCCGAGGGGCGTACTAGTTGCACGTTCCGCGACGGTTCAGGTCGCGACCACCGCACCGTACACGGTGAAGTTGATCGTGTAGGAGTTCGGGTCTCCCTCCGACACATCCACGGAATCGATGCGGACGTCGTTGAGCGTGAGGACGTGGTCGGCGGCGTCGCCGAAGTTCGTGCCCTCGACCGTCCAGACGAGCGTCTTGTACGTCTTCACGTCGCTGCCCGCGATGCTCTGCACGGCGGTAGCGAAGGGACCCGACCACGTCGCGAGCGCCCAGAGGGTCTTTTCAGCCGACCGGATGTCCGTGAAGTGCGCCGTGAACGACCCACTCGGGAACAGGCGCGACGTCTTCCTGAGCGTACCCAGCTCCCCCCTGTCCAAGTAGACAGTTGTCTCGCTGTTGCCCTCGTTGCTGCCTGTCAGGCTGAAGTCTCCAGCCTCATACTGCACGGTCAGGCTGATCGGGGTGGGCGTGGTCGCGTCCGAGATGACCAGCTGGCCGTCCCGGAAGTTCTTAACGACAGAGGAGATAGCCACGGGAGCCTCCTAGGAGATGGGGAGAGCGTGAAGGACGAGGAAGGTCGCCGTACCGAGGAACCACTCCCCGCTATCGGTGACCTCCGTAGTAACCGTCTGGAGCTGGACCTTGAGCTCGCCCGGCCACGTCGAGGTGTAGGCCTCGCAGGCGGCGATGACCTCCTGCCCGGCGGCCTCGCCCTCGTCGCGGGAGAGCGTCTGGTCCTTCATCCGGACGGAGTACGCCCAGCGCACCACGACGGACGTCTCCACGAGGAGGCCCTGCCCAGGGCGACCGCGGTACCCGTTCCCCGTCCCGCCCATGCGGTTGTTCGTGTCGCCGAGCCCGACGGCGTAGAGCTTTCCGGTGCCCATGAGGCCCTGCGCGTCACGCCCAAAGACGTCCGCGGCGAACCGCGAGCGCGTCCAACCGGAGAGCGCCCCGACCTGCGCGTCGAAGGCGGCGCGTACCTCGGCGCGCGTCTTCACGACCGGAGGCCTCGCCAGCCGAGCGGATACTGCCCACCCGTGGAGTTGAGCCAGAGGGTGGGGCTCCCCGAATTCCGGCGGTCGACGTTGACGACATTCTCGTCGGTCTCGTCGTAGTGAAACGTCAGCTGGCCCCACGCGTTCTCGTAGGCCTGCCCGTAGGAGTCTGCGAGCTGTTGATATCGCGAGGTGTCGCCCGCCGATGTGGCGTAGTCCTGCCAGATGAGGTGGAGCGTCAGGCAGACGTGCGCCTCGCGGAACGCCGCGGGGGACATCACCATATAGGGTCTCTTGCCGCCTCCGATGAGGCGATTCTCAATCATGCAGAAGGCTTCGTCGAGGTAATCTTGGTAACTGGTGACCCCCGCCTCGCGAAGCTGCCCGAGGTCGCGGTGGCGCCGAAGGAGATCGATGTCCGAAATGACCGGGTACAGGCGGCGACGCACCAGGGCGCCGTCACGCCGGAAGACGTGAGCGACGCCGTCGGGCATCGTCAGCGTCCACTCTACGAGCCACCCGTCCTCGAGGACGAGGGACCCGATGGAGGCTGCCGGGACCGTGTAGGTGGCCACGCTCCCGACGATGGTGACCACGGCGGCGTTCACCACCGCGGCCTGGTCGGCCTTGTAGACCGACACCGTGCCCGACACGGGAGCGACAAGCGCACCGTTCCGGTAGACCGGAGCAGTGATCTTGTTGTCGCGACCGCGCTCGATGAACTCCGGAATGGAGAACCGCGGCGCGTATTCCGTGTCGGACGACGACATCAGGTAGCGCCCTTCATCGCCACCCAGCTGCCGCCGATGCGAGCGTAGATCGCCTCATCGGCGGTCGTGCCGTTCGTGCGGAGGTAGATGCTGCCGTTCGGCTCGGTGGCCGTCGGGGCACCGGAGCCCGAGGTAACGGTCGGCGCCACGGCAGGGTCCTGCCCCGCGGACGACTTGACGATGTAGCCGAGGGCGGCGACGCCGCTGCGCATGTTCTGGGAGGTCTTGACGGCCATCGGGGGCTCCGATGCTAGCGGGTGCTAGCGGCTCTGCTTGTTGTCGTGCTTCTGCGCCACTTCCTTCGCCTTCTTCTCGGCGAGCTCGGGGCGCATACCGTTCCGGACGAGGGTCTCGGCGAACCGATCCTTGGCGTCCCTAATATCCTTGCGCTCGCTCATGCGCGCCCCTTGCGCGACTGCGCGGTCGGCACCTTAGCGGAGTCCATCTGCGCGAGGAGGGCCTTGTCCGCCTCCAGGCGACGAGCGGCTTCCGGGTCGTTGGCGGCGCGCTTCGAGTTCTCGGCGACGCGGAAGCGTTGCCGCTCCTTGATCGCGTCCGTCGTGTACGGGTCGGGGGCGCGGACCACGCCCGACGAGACGAGGCCGCGAAGGAACTCGCGATACCCCGCCTCGTCGGGCGTGATGACCACTTGCCCCGCCACCATGCGCGGGGTCTCCCACCGCGAAAGGCGTACCGGACCCCGCACCCCATCGTACTCGACGACGTACCCGCCTTCGATGACGTCCCACGGGATGACGGTCCAATGCTCTCGACGGAGCTTGGTCTCCGCGCCTGCCGTATCGCCGTCCTTGTCGACGGCGTTCACGCCGGGGGTGGCCCGCATCTGGGCGAGCACTGGGAGCCACTCGCCCTCGATGCACTGCCAACGCGCGGGGTGCCAGATGTACCACCACTGCGCGTTCGTCGGGAGGTTGAGCTTGGGAGCTCCTCCCGCCGCCTGCGTAGCGGGACGACCCGCAAAGGTCGGTCCGGCGGCGTTGTTAGTGTCCGAGAAGGTGACTGCCACAGTGCTCTCCTAGATGATGACGCTCACGCGTCCGTGATGATCGACACGCCCATGCTGTCCTGGAGCTTGCCGATGCCGAGGTAGTAGCTGGCCAGAATGACACTGGTACCACCACCGACCACGCGGTCGAACTCCACGACGACCGGGGAGCCGGCCGGGGTCACCACGCCGGGAGCGCCGACGATGGGGAACGGGGAGCCCTCGACGTAGCCGATGGCGCCGCGACCGAACATCGCGCCCGCCCGATCTGCCCCGGCGTTCGCCGTTGGGACGCGAGACGAGACGTAGACTTCCACGCCGTTGAAGGTCCCGGCCATCCCCTGGCCTTTGATGTTGAGCATGTCCTGCGTCGCCTGCACGAACTGCGTCGCGCCGTACTCCGCGCGGAGGCTCGACTGGAAGTCAGCGAGCTGGCGCGGGTGGAGGATGGCGACGTAGGGGCCGGGGACGCTGGCGAGCGTGAGGGCGAACTGCGCGGAGTAGAAGTCGTCCACGCTCATGTCGACGCCCGAGACGCCCGCCGTGGTCGTGAAGCCGTCCGTGACGTCGCAGAGCGCGTTCTGGAAGGCCATGACCGTCGAGCCGACCATGCTCTCGGCGAGGCGCTGAGCGTTCAGGCCGATCGAATCGGTAATCGCCCCGCCGAGGTCAGTTAGATCGTAGCGGAGGGCATAGCGACCGATGGTCAGCGTCGCCGCGGTGGAGGTGAGCGTGGTGTTCGCCACGACCGCGCCGTCGGCGGCGGAGCTCAGGAGGTCCGACCCGTCGAGACCGACGATGGGCACCTGGAGGGCCGCGGAGCCGCGCCCGGCCATGTTGCCGAAGTTGATGAGCGAGGGGTGATTGTGGAGGCTCGCGCGGTCGGCGAGCTTCAGCACGATCTCCTGAGCGAGGACGGCGGCGACGCGGGCGTTGCCCGAGAGGGTAGAGTATTCGGTGAGAGCCATGGTGGCGTACCTCGATGATGATGGGTGGTCGTCATCCCGGCGTCGCTGTTACGGGGCTCGACCCGACGGGTACGCGTAGCCTACCGCATTTGCAGGCTACGCGCACGCGAGGAGCGTCTAGCGGTCGAGACCGAGGATGGCGGCGCGCGCGGCCTTGTACTCGGCAGGGCTCATGCGAGAGATGGCCTCCGGCGAATACTGCGAAGGAGCGCCCTTCGGGGCGTTCGTCGCGCCCGCGTTGGCGGCGGGAGGAGGCGGCGCCGGGGGAGCGGCAGGCGCGGGAGCAGCGCCAGCCTCCGGCATGTACGCGCGCACGGCCTTCGGGAGCTTGTCGGCCTGCGTGAGCCACTCACCGAGAGGAGGACGACCTTCCGCGGGGAGGCGGTCGTATGCCATGCGCACGAAGTCCATGCCCTCCTGGTCGGTAATGCCGCGAGAGAACAGCTCGCGCTCCGTCTCCCACTGCGTGCGGGCCTGCGAGAACTTCGTCTCCCACTCGGCGGCGGTCGCCTTGTAGGTATCGGCCTGCTTCACCAGCTCGGCCTGCTGCTCGTAGCGGCTCTGAAGCTCCGCGTAGCTCTCGCGGAGCTGCTTGCGCTCAGCGGACAGTGCGCGGATGCGCTCCTCGGCACGCGAGGTGCCGACATCGTCGGTGGTCACGGTATCGTCGGGCATGGTCACTCCTTGCGGGTTGCTTGGTAGGCCCGCAGGATGCGCCTTGCCCATGCGCGTCCCGAGTCACCGCCCCAGAGTAGCCAGGCGATACGACCCGCGGAGGGGTAGCCGGGATGGCCTCGTTGCGCCGCGGGCGCCTCTAGGTCCACCTCGTGTCGGTCGAAGTATGCCACCATGCGTCGGAGGGTCTCCACGGAAACCACCGTGCGGTTGGCGAGCTGGGTCGCGCGGCGTGCCCCGATGGGCGTGCCGCCTCGGTTGAACTTCTCGCGCAGCTCTAGGCCGCGCTTCGCCTCGCGGGCGACTGCCGGCGGCGCGCGGAACCCTGCGCGGGCTCCCTCCTCCAGGAACCGGCGCAGCACGTCGGGGTGCGTTGCCGCCAGGTAGCGGCGCTGGCGCTCACTGACGATCGGCACTCGCCTCTCCGGCATCCATCTCGGAAGTCGGTGCCATCTCTTCCTCGGAGGTCGGGGCATCGCCCTCGTCTTCCTCCTCCTCAGGCTCTTCCATCTCCGCGGCCTCTTCGGCCACCTCGCGCGCCTTGTTGATCGCGTCGATCTCGGCGAGCATCGCCGCGGCGTCCTGCTCGGTGAGGGAGTCATCGAAGAGGCGCAGAGCTTCGACGCGGGTCATCAACCCAGCGTCCAAGAGCTCCAGCGCGTGCTTCCTGCGTGCGTCGAGCTCTGCACCAGACAACGGGATCGAGCGATACTGCACCGAGTACCCGCCCTCCGGGTACTGCGTGCCGAGCACGCGATTCAACAGGATCGCCGCAGTCATCACGAGCTGCTCGTCCGATGCGCGGAAGGACTGGGCGTAGGACCTCTGCGCCTCACGCTTGCCCTCGTTGCTCAGGGCGATGGCGTACCCGCTACGCGCCGTCCCGCCCATGCGCTGAATGTCGGCTGGCGAGACTCCCGCGTCCTGCGCCAAGCGGTTGGCGAAAGCGGCGATGGTGGATTCGAGCGCAGCCGTATCGCAGCCGGCGGCCCACTGTCCGATGACCGGTTGCTGCTCGTCCACTGCGCGCAGCATGAGCACGGTAGCAGGGTCGCTCACGACCTCGCGGCGCGCGGCGGCGATATCGCCCTGGATGGTGCCGCCCTGCGGCTCCGCGCCGACGATGTACCGCTGCGGCCACGACGAGTCCTTGATCGCGTGGAACAGCATCGACATCGCCACCGCCACGTTCAGCGAACCCTCCACGACCTCGACGCCTTCCCACGCATCCCACAAGCGGTCGCCGATGCGCTCCGCATGGTAGAGCACGTACGGCAGGATGGGGCGCCCATCGTTGCGTCGGTAGGGGTACGCCGCGCCCGAGTAGTTCCCGCCCAGGTACACCTGCGACAGGTCCTCGCCGACCTTGCCGCCATCGATGTAGGCGCGCACCTGGTAGATCGGGTTCTCCGGGTCGGAGATGTCGAGGACGTCCCACGTCCACCGGGGCTCGCCCTTTTCGTCTAGGCGCTCGCGCAGCTCGTGCACCGAGACGGGGTAGTCGGGCCTGTCGGCGAAAGACCGCGCCGTGGTCATGTCGGGCGCCACCGGACGGAAGGTCAGGCGCCCGTCGGCGGTCACGTGCACGCGCTGCCAATACTCGCGGCACCCGACCACCAGCTGCTGAAAGCGGTTCATCGTGGACCAGAGCCCCGACCGCGAGATCGTCTCAGCGAGGGCCTCCGCGTTCCGCATGACCGGGTGCGTCACGTCCGGCGGCATCACGTACAAGGCGCTCAGCGCGCGCGCGATCTGCCGGAAGATGTTGGACGACATGTCCGGGTAGCCCCACGCCGCTTTACGCACTGTGCCCAGATGGATCTGGAGGCGGTTGTGGAGGTCCTCCTCCCACGTGCCCTCGAGGAGACGGCGACGCAGGCGGGTGTGCTCGATGCGACGGACCTCGTAGGCGTCCGAAGAGATGACGGGAACGTTCATCCGATCCTCACGGCGTGGGGGACGTATAGCCGTCGCGTGACGAGCTCCACTGCACCATAACGCAGGCTATCGATGCCGTGCTTGTGCTCGTCGTCCGCGCCATCCCACATCTTCAAGTCCTCGATTAGCTGCTTGCACCGAGGGTGCACCGTCAGATCGTGGCGCAGCATCGCTGAGTTCAGGATGCGGACGCCCTCGTAGATCGAGCCCGCGGGCTTCCACGCCGTGTGAATGCGGAACCCGAGCGAGCCGATGGGAAGGCGCAGCTCGCGCTCGAAGCCCTGCATGAGGAGCGCGTTGCTCTTCTTCCCGCCCCAGCGCCGGCCTCCATGCTTGCGGTCGCCCGTCCACCTGTCGACGGACTCGACGCGCATGTTGTTCCGGCGCAGCATGTTCAGGATGTCGCGCGCGTCCTGCTCCGGCGTGGTCGTACCGTTGCTGATGGTCTGGTCCAAGATCCAGAAGCGCGGGTTGCCCTCGACGCCGCCCTCGCGAGAGACGACGCAAAGGGTGGCGACCTGCGAGCCGCCCTCGGACCCGTGGTCGATGCCGATGCCGACCTGGCACTCTCCCTCGGGCAACAGGTCCGAGACATGTGCGACCGGGTCGAAGCCCGCGAAGATGCGGCCCTCGGAGAAGCCCGCATCCCAATCCCCGTGGATGCGCTGACGCCGTTCCATCGGGAGGATCTGCGCTTCGAGGCGGTCAATGTCCTCCTGCGTCAGGAGGGGGCGCCCGCCGATGGGCGTCGTGTTCTCCACCGTCAGCGGGAAGTGCAGGTCCTGCACGACCTTCTTCTCAACCAGCTCGCGAAGCCAGCCGAGGGGCGCGCCGATGGGCGTGAGCGTGACCGCGATGCGCCCGCGGTTACGCATGACGCGCGGGACCAGCTCCGACCACACGGCCTGCGGGGGCGGTTCGTCGATCATGACGTAGTCGATAGTCGAACCCGCTAGCGCAAGGGCACCCTGGTTCACCGTGCGGATTCTCAGAACGCTCCCATTGAGGAAGCGGACCACGGGTGTCTTGCCTTTCAGGCCCCGCCCTGGGGTGTACGTAGTCTCTGGGTCGATAGCGTCCTTAGGGAGGAGGTTCCAGAGCTTCTGCTGAATGCTCAGGCTCTGCTCCCACGACACGACGACGACCCACGCCTCGATAGGGGCGGCGCGGACGAGCGTATAAGGGTGGCTCCCGAGGCATCGGTAGATGCAGTCAACCAGACCCATCGTCGTCTTCCCAAGCTGGTTCCCCGACCGCGCCAGCTTGATCGGGGCGGTGCTGCTTAGGAACGCCAACTGCGGAGGTGTCGGGTTGAAGTAGGCGAGTGGGTCGGCGACTGCCCTGCGCTGGAGGGTGTCCGCCGCACGCGCGAGGGCTGAGAGGCTCATGCGTCCTCGGTCCCGGTCTTCACCAGCCGCAGGGGAGCGCCGCCGCGACGGATGGCCACAGCTTCCTCAATGCGCTCGAGGTGTTGCGGCGGGAGCTGCGCCACGGCCTGCACGATGATGCCGAGCAGCTGCTCGTCGCTCATGCTCTCGTCGGGCCGGTTGGCCTTCTCGATGGCCGCGTCGAGATCCGCGCGCGTCTGGAGCGCCCGAAGCTTCAGCGCCGAAACGGCTTGCCAGCTCCCCGACTCCGTCGCGCGCTCCGCGCACTCCTCGAGCTGCGTCACGCTTGCCCGCAGGTAGTCCACAAGAGGCAAGGTTGCCGCGAGTTGAGGGTCGAGAGCGGGCTTCTTCCGATAAGGTCCACGGCGTGTTTTCGGCATGTTTTGGCCTTTTCGGGTCAAATATGAAGGATAGCGAGAGAAAGTCGAGGTGCGAGAG